GTCATTCATAATTAACCCTTTGGGCTTTAAAGCTTTTGCGGTAGCAAACCCAGCCCCTAAGCTACCTAACCCTGAAAGTAAAGGATTTAGGCCAAGCTTTCTTAAGGCTTGGTAACTAGTTAATCCTGCTGCAGCAGTACCTGCCCCCTGTACAGCCCTAGACCCTACGCTAGGAGACAGTAACTCGGAGTGATAATTATATTTAGAATCTCCCACACCATAAAGACCTCCAATACCTGCACCTGCGCCTATAGCTAATAGTAATGGAGTGGAAGAGGCTTCTTTGGTTAAATTATTATATACTCGTTCTAAGTTCATGTTAGTGACCTCCGTATTCATTAAAGTAAGAAGCTTGGGAATTATCCATAGAAGCAGTTATCGGATGGCTACCCATCATACCTAGTCCCATACCTCCTGCAGCCATACCTACACCCTTTGCTACTCTAGTAGCTTTCAATGCTCTCTGAGCTGCCTTTCCTCCAGAGCCGTAACCTACCTCATACAGCTTCTTGCTGAAGTTCTGTAGGTCTTGTAAAGCAGCAGATTGTTGACTAGCGGCTACTCTACCACTAAATTGGTTTTGTAGTTTTAATAAATCATTTCTTAAAGCTTCGGGTACCATTTTTGAGTCTATTTTATCTAGATACTTCTTTATATTGCCTCCAGTATAATTACCGGACTGCAAAGCTCTTTGCGTGTTTTTAAGCATGCCGCTATGCAGCTGTTTATTTAAACCCCTGGCTAGCTGCATATGCTGGGCGGCTTCAGGACTAAACCCAACTCTTCTCATAAATTTAGCTGCAGAGCTTCCAGTACCCATGCCCTTTAATCCTGGAGCTAATAATCTACCTCCAATTTTACCTCCGATAGACATTAAAGGATTAAATAATAAACCTGAGACCATACCTCTGCCGAAAGCATTTACCTTGTCTCCTTCTTCTGCCATAGCTGCTTCCATTGCACCAAAGCCTAAAGGAGCTCCGACCCAATGAGGGCTTATTTTTGAAGCCACGCTACCTGCTCTACCTAAATTACCTCCCATAAACATGAACTTAGCTGCATTAACTACGGGAGCTATAAAGGCAGTTTTCTCCCTATCAGAGCTGTACGCTAGCTCACAACCTAGCTTATAGGCTTTTAGTAATGCTTCTTCATTATTCATACTTCTATCCCCTGTGCAGAGCTAGGCTCTAGGTTAATCTTATCGCCCCAGGTAGCCTTAGACTTACGTTCTTCACCCCCTAATACCTCATCTACTTCTTCAGAGTCTTCTTCTGGGGTATTAGATACTAGAGCCTTTAGAACACTTGTAAGATTTTTCTCTGAATCAAGTTCTGCAGCTACCTTACTTAAATAAAGTTGCTTACCTATTAGATATGCTTTGCGTAGGCTATTCATCTTCTATCTCCACATTATCAGTCGTCTTTAAAGCACCTCGTCTATAGGCAGCCAAGGCATCCCGAGTTGTTTTAAACTTATGGACTTTCCCTGAGGGGGAGCCCAAAGTAGCTTTGTACAATCCAGCCATAGCTTCTTGCTTAGGATAAGCTAAGATAGTGTTAGGATTTCTATCTCCTAAGACATTGTTAGATAAGAACATTTTTTTAGCGTCATTAACAGCCCCAGTAGTTACGGGTACATGTACTTGCAAAGCATCTCCGTCATAGTCTAGGTTCATACCATCCTCCATAAAGGGGTTTACTTGAATAGTAGTACCCTCTACAGGCTTAGGTTTAAAGCTAATCATATTAAATCTATGTAAAGAAGGCGCTCTATTAAGTATAACAGGACGTCTGTTAGACTCTATCATTAACTCTTCTCGGGCTCTAGAGTTTTTATTATCTACCATTTGCTTAGCCTGGATAGCCGAATACCCTCCTTTAACTAAATTTTTTATCACAAAAGGAGAATACATATCCCACATCATGGTTTCAGGTAGGCCTACTTCATCCATACCTAAACTTGGATCGGGAGCAGCAGTTCCTCTACCAGTGAAATCCAAACGCCTAGACAGTATCTTACCATTAAAGAACCCTGTTTTAGTTCCAGAGATGGTGTTAACTATACCCTTAACCTGCTTTGCTTGCAGATTAGCAGACACTGGAGGGCTTGTCCCTATAACTGCTCCTGCAGCATCCATCATATGCTTACGCATATCTTTTACATCGTTGTCAGGTAGCCCTAAGTCTTTGGCTTCTTGTAATTTCTGTTTGGCTAAGATTAAATCTTTGTAGACGTGATTTAAATCAGAGATAAGTAAGTCTCCTTTAGCACCAGGGACTATGGGTCTTAGCTTCGGAGGTAGCACTGGAAATGCTTTCATTGTATAGGCATCCCCAGGCTTTAAGTTGTTAGATTTTAACGCTTTTAGGGCTTTTATTTGCTTGTATACATTATCTTTGTCGGAACCTTTTTTGGTATTTAACTGAGCCCTTAAACTTTTTACTTTAGATTCTACATCTATTTCATTTAGCTTACCCTTTATATAGTCGCCGCCTTTACTGGCTAACTCTTCGTCTAACCCTTTTTCAGTAAGTCCAAGTAACCTACGACTAGCATCTTTAAATAAAGGGTTTACTACGGGCTCAGGTAACTCTATATGTGTCCACTTATTGCCTACAACACCTCCTGTTTTTCCTATATCAAACAAGCCGCCTTTTTCGCTCCTAAGGTTTTTAGAAATAACCATACGGCTATTTTCTATTTCTCCGTTAGACATTTTCCTAACTTCTTCGTCTAACATAGGGGCCATAGACATCATGTTGCCTTCTTGTTTAAATCTTAATCCAGCACCCGCTAACATTCCTTTAAACTTATCGAAAGCAAAGTTTGATTTTGGAGGGGGTAAAGGTCTACCTAGTTGAAAGGCTCTCCAGAACTCTGTATTCCTAGTTCCCTTTAAGATAGCGTTTTCTTTGAGTATGTCTCTAGCATCATGAGCTAATAACCCATTAATTTCCATTATACCTGTTCCTTTAGCCCCAGTAACCCCTCCCTTACTGGGAGCATCGTTAACGTCATAACCACCGTTAAGACCTCTAGCTGCATAGTTAGTATCTGATGATTTAAATAATTTATAGGTATATTGAGGCCCTACCATGATGTTAGGTATCTTCTTACCTGTGATAGGATCGAAAACAGTCTCTTTATCTTTTACTCCATGCTTCTTCATGAGATCTCTAACCCACTTAACATTATTACGCTTTTTAAAAGACTGTATAGCTAGAGGCTTACCTGTCTTCTCTGCTACCTTAGCTGCCGCTGTCTCTATTACTTGAGAAGGGTTTATGCGGCTAACTACCCCTAAAGAACTCCATAGTATATCAATAGGCTTTCCTGCCTCATCCTGCACCATGTCTCCGTCATCTACTATCTTACTAATTACCCCTTTACCTCCATATCTATTACTAACCTTATCCCCTATCTTAAGCTTCTCAATACTTTTAACCACCACAGTAGTTCTTTTTCCTTCTTTTTCTACTGCGATAACTTCACCTTCTGAGGACCTATCCCAAACATCGCTAGAATCAGAGTACTCTTGACGTAAAGATTTATGTACTTTTCCTAATATCTGATTCTCTATGCTAGGGGTTCTTTTTCTAAGAACAGTACTTATTGGATCTCCTGCCTTTAGCTTAGTGCCAACTTTAACTATGCCCCTATCCAATTTGTTATATTGATCTTTTGTAAATAGTCTAGGGAAGTTAGCTGAATGCTTATTTTTATCTATAACGGTATCTCTGTCATCCTCTATAACATACTTAGTCATGTTTATAGAGGCCATTTTTTCAGTAGCACCTTTAGACATTACTACAGCGTCATTACTATTTAAACCATGATAAGCTAAGTAACCTACTTTTAGGTTTTTGCCTAAAGCCATAGTGCCGTCTTTAGTGAAGTTAGTATCCATAAGTATGGTTTTCTCTTTAGTAACCTTGTCTCCTGGTCTAACTTTTACTTCACCCGTTAAGAAAGTTTTGGAGGCTAAAGGCATATCTTCAGGTACTTCTACTATGTGGATTTTACCTGCAGCATCTTTTATATGAATCTCATCCTTAGTTACTTTGGCTACTGTGCCATCAACTTGGCTTGTTATACCCTTTGTGCTGCTTGTTCCTACTATATGTTCGAAGGAATCTTCTACTCCACCATCCCCATGAACTCCACTAGTAACTAGTGGCTTTTCTCTATGGACTAAAGGCATGGCTTGCCCTACCATCTTAGCCCCCATTATTACTCGGTTTCCTTGGGTACTATCTAGTAAAGGCACCATATTGGTATTTAATGTATACATGTCTACAGATTTATCTATATAGTAATCTACTTCTTTGGGCGAAACTTTACCTATTTTACCCCTAACCATAGCATCTACTCTACCTGACTTTACATCTTGATCTGCAAAGGCTATTACTTTGTTAGCTATATCTTTAGCAGGAATTTCTACTGTCCTACCCTTTTTATCTTTAAATGTTCCATAGAGATTGCCTGCCTCATCTCTTTGAGCTCTCATGCTAAATCTTTGGTCTATTCCTGTATTAGCAGATTCCGGGGTTCTAAACGGATCTATTATTCCAAGCATACTACTATGCAACTTACGGGCAGAGGCAGGTACTGCCATTCCGCTAGATATACCACCTTCGCCTAGTCTAGTTACAGCTAAAGCGCTATCTATAACTTCTACTGGATTTATCTGCGATGGCAAAGTAGCTAACTGCGCAGTACTTAAAAACTTTTTTAATTCATTTGCAGTAGCTACTGTAGGCATTATCTTTTTAAGGTCTACTTTTGGTGCTAAATCAAGCTTGTTGCGTATCTTCCATTGAAGCTCTCTGGTTTTAAGTGCTATGCGTTCCTTAAAGATATCTTCAGGTCCTACTACTTTTTGGAATTCTAAGCTATCCCGTTCATCCTCTTCCTCCTCTTGATTATATACTTTTAATAACTTCTTACTAGCTACCAGTAGGCTTTCTGGAGTTACTTTTGCAAAGCCTTTTTTTAAGGTAGAAGCAGTGGTTTCTTCATCCAATACAGTATTATCATAGGCCCTTAATATAGCAGCAGATTTATCTTTTAAGTTAGTAGCTAATGCTTGCTCTGCTCTAGGCACTATTTTACTAAATAACTTATTAACCGATGCTTCCTCTTTATTTTTGTAAAGATCTCTATTTCTATCTACTAATTTAGTACCCCAGTACTTAGATATATCGTTATCTTGTAAACCCATTTGTTTTAATATCGGGTACAAAGGTATCTTTGAAGATCCATACTCCATTTGCATACCACCCTTTTCAGGATTTAGTGATAAACGAAAGTTAGCTCCTTTAGCTAAGTTAAAGCTAGACTCTAATTCATCACTGCCTCTTCTACGAGTATATACCCCAGGTTTTGTACGTAACTGGTGTTTCAAAGCGTATTCATTACCACCTACTACAAAAGTATTATGAGAAGTAACATTGGGTAGGTGCATTACTGTATGCCCTTTTTTACGCTGAATTACAGCCCCCTCTTTGTCTTTCACCACTAAGTCTGCTTTTACGGGTTCGTAAAGAGATCCTCCTTTAAACAGGGCTTTTTTGTGGTCTTTGTAGCTTACAGGCTTCTCTTTAACCTGAAAGTTATCCGCTTCTATAGTGTGGTGAGTGCCTATTATAGGAAAATAGACCTTTAACTCCTCCATTGTTTTCTCACGTAGAAGTTTTTGTCTCTCTTCGGGGGTTAAAAACAGACGTCTTGTATTAATAGCCATAGAATCACACTCACAAAAATACTTTGGTTTATGTCATAAGTATATGCTCACACACCCTAATCATAAAGTGTGGGTAGGTTTAAAAACCTAGTCAACCTAAGGAGGTATATATGACTAAAAAACAAAAAAATCGAGGTACTAAATCCTCATCATTCGGAACCACCCTAGGGGGTTCGGATGTTTCTAGAAACCCCCAGGCGGAGGGGTTAAAGAATATCTGCCAGACTGAGCAAGGTAAAGCTTTACTCAGTCAATACCCACGTAATAAGTGGGTTCTAGAACTTGACTCGAAGGGGCAACCCACTTCTGAGAGTCAAAGTACTCTGATCAGTATCGCTAAAAAAGCCCTTAAAGGTACTGAAAAGAGAGCCTATGGATGTAGATTGCTATCGGTGTCTGAGAACAGCACCCTATCCTACGTTACAGTAGGCTTTGCCTATCTAGAGATGGGGAAGAGTGGAATGACGCAACACAAGCTGGACAACCAGCAAAGGTTGTTGCGGGTTGTAGAAGAGCACCCCCAGCCTCCAGCAGGCAAGTTTCTAGTAGCAAGAGGCTTAGGTCTTATGCTTACTAAAAAAACAGTGGCAGTTAAGTTCATGGGTAAAATCAGAACTTATTGCCAACTCCTAGAGGCAGCCACGGGGCTAGAGAGTCGTACTCGTAAAAGAGTCTTGAACTCTATTAGCCCGGAAGAAAAAGCCAATGCTGCGGCGAAAGCTGAGGCCGAGGCGAAAGCTGAGGCTGAGGTGAAAGCCAAAGCAGCAGAGGCTAAGGCCTCTAGATCTAGTTTCTTTGCTAACCTAAAGCGAAAGAAACTAGAGGTCACTTGGGCTCCAAAAGTCGAGAGACTGAAGGACCTGACGGCACTAGCCTATGCTTCGTATGTTCAATGTATGGACATACCTAAAGCCTTCGCAGGGTTTGTGCGCCCAGGCACACCCTGTGAAGAGTCAGCCACTCAGTTAGCTGCGTGGGTTGAGGTAGGGGTTGATGAGTTTGACAATCTAATAAAGCTAGAAGCTAAGCTAGTGGAGTGGGAAATTAGTGAGTCCTCTCTAGCTTCTAGAATGTCCTTCATCCGAACTGAGTTCGGTTTGGAAGACTCTATCAGCCCTGAGGGTACCCTGATACCCTTCAGGGAACCTAAGGACTGCTTAGGGGTTGATCAGTTCCGCAAGGAACTAGATCACCCCTGGTGGTATCAATACCAAGAGGAGGTAGAAGCGATATTGGGAGAAAAATAGGCGGAACCCTTTACTGGTATCCAAAAAAGCGAATACTAGTAAAGGTAGATCCTTACCTAGTGAGGTGCGCTCAGGAGTGGGAAGAAGAGAATCTAACTGGGGTTAGAGGATTTATTTCCACTGCTAGCGTGTCTCTGTTCCTTATCGGAGGCATCTTGGGTGCAGGCATTGCATATGCCTATTACTCTAGAACACCTAAGAAAGGTCAACCCACTATGGTATTTCCAGAGTCTGGGCCTTGCTATACTGGTAAATGGCAAGGCATAGATGAGGATGGAGACATGGTAGTCGGCAATCGGGTCTTTGACCCTGATGACGTACTGCTAGCTGGGCCTAGACGCACTGGGGGTGGTCGGCATGACCCTTTTGTGTATGTGGACATGAATGCCGGTTTTATCCATCCGGAGGTGTTAGCTGAACTAAAAAGAAAACACAACAGGAATGGATACGAAAGGAGAAAACGATGATACAATGTAACATCGACTGGGACGTATTAAAAAACGCATTCCCAAAACCAAAAAAATAATTTTGATTAAATTCTTCTAGTTAAAGGCTAAGGTAACTATTTTGGTAGCAAGTTACCTTAGCTCTTTTTTTAGCTTACAGGTTCCATCCACTCTAGGTATACTTTAAACCCAGGAGAGCCCTTTAAATCTGCTACTTCTTTTTTAGCTAGTACGATTTCACCATTAGCCCCGCGCCTAAGTATATTATCGTACTCAGGGTTACCTTCATCTGTGATTACGAATACTCTAGCATAAGGTATATATTGTTCCACCTTCTTTTTCTTAGCCCATTCAGGGGGGTCTACAGTAACTCCTTCAGTGCTAATAGGATTAGCCTCAGAGTTAAACCCTTCTGGAGGATTAGGTATATTAGGAAAGGGATCAGGTAAGGAAGGCCCGTCTTGATTCCCTGCTAATTGGCTTATGGTGTTTATAAAATCATTATCTGTAGTCATAGGTTACCTCATTACATCATAGGTTGTCCGCCACCACCAGCCATACCTGCTTGCTGAAGGGCTTGGTTTTTTTGATCTAGTTGTAGCTGTTCCATTCTTTGTATAACTACAGAGTACATCACATAATCTTCTGACTGTAAACTCGCTAGTTGTGATTTTCTAGATCCTGGATCCATCTGCAATAGCTGCATAGCTAACTGCTCTGCTTGCCCAATAACAGCTTGTTGGTCGTAGTTAAGACCTCCGCCCTGTTGTTCTGCAGCCATTTGTCTAGCCTGCTGACTCATATCTTTTTGTAGATCCATCATATCTAGTTCTAATTCTTTTTGGAATCTAGCATCCATCAGGTTCTCTTGTTTAATTTTTTCCCGCTCTTCACTCATATTTATGCCATGAGCTTCTGCCATAGTAGTTTTAGACACCATACCCATCTGAAACATTTGCATAACTAGTTGCTTTTGTTGTATATCATCAATCATTCTAAAGTCACCTAAAGATACTTTGCACTTATCCCAATTTAGATAGTTGGATATTTTATCGGTAATCCAAGTTAGCAATCTAGAAAGCTGAAACACAGAAGACTCTAGTTGATTCTCAAGCATTCTAAGCGTAACACTGCTACCTGTGTAGCTAAGTCCTCCGTATACAAACTCTTTAGGAAAGCCCATAGCTGCTATTATGTTATCCTCTGCCTGCTGTATCTCCGCATTTACCATGAGAGCTCTACCTTCTCCTCCCACCTGAGATACGCCTACAGCTACTGGACTCATCATAATGTGATTAGGATCTCTACGCCACTTCTTAAGATTATCCTCCACCTCCTGCATAAACTTACCCATAGATAAGCTTAGAATGGGATCTGCATTTCCAGATATAGCCTGAGGATGCATTACACGCATGGGTACTATTCTTTCTAAAGCGATAGATTCATTAGCTTTTCTTAGTACACTTGCATGGTAAAAAAGAGGCATACAGGCTACTAGCGGTGGGTATCCCCAACCACTATCTACACCAGAAGGGGCATCTGCTTTCATGTGGAATATAGCATCTTTGTTAAACTTAAATAACTCTCCTTCAGCTACTGTTTCTAGTACATTCATGGGTAGGGTTAGTATTAGATGCTTATCTCCCGACATAACCTTTGATTTTAAGTTGCTGGGAATACTTAAATAGTACTCTGTTTCATTGGTTATGTTATTATAATTTAATTGTATTAGCTTAGGATCCCACCTAATAATGTTTAACTTGTCTGGTGCTAATTCTTTTTTATCTACGACAACAGATTCCCCAGTGTGCCCACAATCAGCGCAAGTATGCTTAAAGGTAGCTTTGTTAGGGTTGTACTTAAAGTCTAGTGTAGAAGCAGATTCCATATGATTGCACTTAGAACACCTTAAGTGCCTTCTAAAGGGGGTGTGTAGTGATACAAAAGAATTGCCGTATACATGCAGATCTATCGAGGCCTTTATTAAATGCTGCTTTATACCTAGTACATCCTCTAGCAATTTTTTGTAGATAGAAGTTATTTTATCGCTACTAGAAAGGTACTCTATCTCAGTAATAGGGTATTCTGCATACTTACGCACACCTGCAAATATCTGGGCAGAATTATAGTATAAGTATTCAGTCCATCTAAATAGTTGCTTTAAGTTTCTAGGTGAGAAACTATGTGCCCAAAGTCTCATTGGGTCACTGTAAGTACCTGTACCTGGAGGTGCGGTTATATTAGGCAAGTCTCCCAACATATTAACTCCTTAATTTTTAGATTTTTATGTTATAAGTATACGCCTAGGATGTTTACATAGGAGGTTTTATGGAAGTAAAAACAACCAACAGCGTAGGAGGGGATCCAGTAATAGTCATTACTGGAGTAACCCCTAAAGATGTACCTGTAGTAAATAACATATTTGGAATGAGGGCGTATGGCAAGGATAAATCTACATGGTTTGCTCCAGGCATGTTTCCTTTCGGCAGATTTGTTCTAGATGACATTAAAGAGCTAGAAGACATAGCTACCTTTAATAAACTACCTAGTATAGCACAACTAGATTGCGACCTAAAAAAGGCAGAGTCTAGTATAGCTAGTGATAACCTGGATGGCTACGTACCTAAGGTACCTTTGTACGACCATCAAAAAAGTGCATTAGCCCTGGCTATACATACCCCTAGAGTAGGCCTATTTTTAGATCCTGGCTTAGGTAAGACCAAAATAGGTTGTGATCTAATTATGCATGTTAACAATACTGCAAGTAAAAGGTTCTGGCTAATAGTAGCCTTAAAAGTAAATCAATTTACTTGGAAAAACGAAATGGAGTTTCATAGTAAACAGGAATTTACCTTAACACCTATTACTAAAACAGGTAAAGCTAGGAAATCTCAGATAGAAAAAGCTTTACAAAACCCTAAGTCTCTAGGCTTAGTGGTTACCTATGATACATGTAGAGTAGCTAAAGAACTGCTGCAAGAGGTAGTACCATACACAGATGTAATTCTAGACGAAAGCCACTCTCTTAGATCCCCTAGGAGTGGTAAAACTAAAGCTGTATTGGAGATGCTTAGTAATAAAGTAGTCAACAGGAGGTTACTACTAAGTGGTACTCCTTCCTTAGGCTCTCCTATGCATTTATGGGGGCAGCTAAAAGCCTTAGGCCAGTTTTTAGTTCCTAATAGCTGGCAGTTTCAAAACACCTATACGTTAAAAAGCCCCTTTAACAAGCACATAGTTATTGGCTGGAAAAACCTAGACCAACTTAATGAGCTAGTAACTTCTATATCTTTACGAAGAACTGCCGAGGAGTGTTTAGACTTACCTGAAAGAGTTATCCAGACTATAGAGATAGAACCTAGCTCTAAAACAAAAAAGCTATATAACCAAGTAGTTAAGGAGCTTCCTATACAAGTAGGTGAACTAGCTTTATCTGAAGTAGATAACCCTCTGGTAGCTATGACTAGGCTAGCTCAATTATCTTCGGGCTTTATATATAAGAGCCGGAAAGATCCTACAATTTGTGATGCCTGCCCTAAGTTACAAAACTGCGTAGCTAACGAAATAAACCCTTATACATCTAAATGCTCTGTGGAAACTAAGGACCCAGGTAGAGATGTAGGTTTAGTAGGAACAACGGAAGTAATTGATTCTTGTATAGAATTAGTCAGTTCACATGTAGCCAACGGTAAAAAAGTTATAGTCTGGGCAAAACACCAATGGACATTAAACACCTTAGTTACTAAGTTAGGTAGATTAGATGTACCTATTCTTAGGTATGACTCCACTACTAAAAGCCATGCTGATTGCGAGAAGAAATTTAATGAGCTAGAGGGGGCGGTAATAGTAGCTCAAATATCTATGGGTATTGGTGTAACTTTCAAAGCACCTGTCATGGTATACTGTGAGTTATCTTGGGGATTAGATCACTGGCTTCAGTCATTGGATAGAAACTATGGCATAAGAGCTAAAGGATTTAAATCCCTTTTGGTGCAGGTTATTGTTATAAAAGATAGCCTAGCTCATAGCGTAATTAAACTATTGCAAACCAAAATAGATGCAAGTAGCATGATGAGCAAGTCAGTAGAGTGTGTAACTTGTACTAAAGTAGTTTATTGTATGAATAGAGGTATTGAACCTTTTGACACTGACTGCATTCTAGATGCTGAAACCAGCAAAGCTAATATACCTATAAAAGCTTTACGATAGGAGGGCTTATGTCATATGAATTACCCAGAGGATACTTATCTGCTAGCCAGATAAATAAATACCTTTCTTGCCCTAGACAATATGAAAAAGATTACATACTAAATCTAAAACCTGAAACTAAACGCCCTGTTTCTATGAGCGTAGGTTCCAGTGTTCATAAAATGGTAGAGGTAACTTTAGAGGCTAACATAAAAGGCTTAGAGTATAACTTTGGGCAGGTTGAGGTAGCTTCTAATATAGAGCTTCTTTTAAAAGATTCTGACTTTGAAGAGGAGACCTTAGAATACTGGTATACATATTCACAAATTTTGTACAAAACATGGTATAAGGAACTGGGTCAGTCCATCATGCCTATAGCGACCGAGCAAAAATTCGAGTCCTTTGTAGGAGATGTACCCGTTCTAGGCTATATTGACTACTTAGACATATCTTCAGGACAAACCGAAATATGTGATCTTAAAGTAGTCAAAAGAGCTAAGTCTGAAACAGACTGCAAAAACTCTGTTCAGCTAGCCATGTATGCAATAACACAAAATAACCCCTGCGTAAGGTTCGATAGCGTTGTAAAAAACAAGAAACCTAAAGTAGGCGTATCTAGACATGTATTTTCTAAAGGAGAGTTAAACTACTTCACAGACTTAATTGGCGAAGTAGCTACTAATATCTCTGCGGGAAACTTTCCTATGACTTCACCAACTTCTTGGATGTGTAATCCAAAGTGGTGTGACTTTTATAATCAATGCCGAGGAGCAAATAATGGTTGAAACTACACACAACAACAACAACTCTGAGAAAGACTACTCTGAGAAAGACTACCCTGAGGTAGATGTAACAGACGTAAAATCTAAGTATATGCTGCTAGATTTTGCAGATCTAGTATTCAAAACACCTGGAGATACTGACATCCTCCAATCTAGAAAAGACTACGGGTCTGAGGATGCTATTTCATCTATGATGGAGACCGTCCTGGCGAAGGGCATCTTAGAGGCGCCTCAAGTAATGCTTACTGACGATGGTAAGAAATATCGGGTACTAGAAGGAAACCGCCGCTGCTTTGTTCTATCAAAACTTCTAGAGGAAGGCCATACCGCTACAGACACAGGTAGAGCCTTAACTAAGGTTAGATGTGAAGTTAAACCTTCTGTTATGCAAATAGCGGAAGAGATTTTTCAAGCTTGGCTTAGTTTAAATGCATCTTCTTCTGCGGAAGAGCAAGAGAAGTGTAGAGTATGGGTTACTAACCAAGTAAAACTTCAGTTAGGTCAAGAAGCCCTAATACGTAACACCCAACGTCTAAACTGGTCTGTAGCTGAAGTAGCTGTCCAGATTAAACAGCAGTTAGATGCCGGTGTAGATATTGAGGTACTAGCCAAGCAGTTTGGACTAGCTGTTAGTACCATCAAGGCTAAATTATCTACTCTAGATCGTATGCAGGATAAACCAGAACTGCTTAAAGCAGTTCTTGAAAAGAAAACCTCATGGTCTGTGGGGGAGATCCTAAACAACGTCAAGGATGACGAAGCCCGTAAAGAGATTCTAGAAAAAGCCACCTCAGACGAAGATAAGCTCTCTGCGGATGAGGTTAAAGACCTTATAGACGAAAAGCATGAAGAGTCTATCAAGGCTGGAGGCGAGGGCATTAAGCTACAGAACCGCAAGAAACGTGCTCCTAGACCTCCTAAGGGCTTAGCCAAAAAGGCTACAAGAAGTAGTGAAGAACTACTAGCCTCTATACAACAGCTAAGCTCCATCAGAGCCACTCTCAAAGCGGACGATGAGGATGAAGAGAACATCAATGGTGTTTTCGATCTAGAGGTGGCTATTAAGGTTCTACAATGGGTAGTAGATCCTAAGAGCACCGAAGCTATTCAAGAGGTAGTTCTTGGGGGCGCGGACTCTTAGTCTATATGATAAGTTAACCACAAAGCTAACTTATCTAAGGCTTGGGTTTTAAGCTGTCTAACCCGCTCGCTAGACAGTTTGAGAGTGCTAGCCATGTCTCTAAGGGACTTGCTAGCAGCTGCAGCATCCTTAAGGGAAAAAGAGTTTATTATTATATAACGCTCTCTTTCACTTAGGAATCTAAGCCAAGTATTTAAGATATGCCTCTGCTGTACGTTTTCAATGGCAGAGTCAAAATCCTGTACATAGGGCTTTTCAGGTATTGAGGTTTCTTCTTCTATTATCAAAGGCTTACCATTGGATTTTATTAAACCTATGTGAGCTTTGCGCATAGACATAAGAACCCAATGCCCGGCATAAGTACAGAACCTAACATTGTACTTAGGTTCAAACTTATCCAAAGCCAATAGTAATCCTATGTTTCCTTGGGCTATAAGCTCTTGTAGTTTTACAGGATCTTTCTGGTCCCAAAAGTTTTTGGCAAAACCAAAAACGAGTCTTAAGTTAGACTTAATTACCGTATCTTTTATTTTTTCTTTTGTTTTTTTGCAGGAGGTATTCTTATATGTAATGAGTAAACTTTTTTCACTGGCTTTGTCCAGTATTTCAACCCTAGAAAGGGCTGTGTAGTATATGTCTACTATGTCTAATTCAAGGGAACTGTTGTCCATAAGTACTCCCATGGATAATGGCTACCTTCCTAACTCTATATATTCTCCTTCCCAAACCTACGGCTCTAGCATAGATGTGGTATTGGAGGAAGTACAAGTATATAGAAAGCACCCATCTGGCTGTGAATCTAATGACGGAGTAACGAGTACTACAGGTACAGGCTGCATAGACTGCCTTTATAATCCTTATAGAGACTCGGTACATCCTTGCAAGGATATTTACACCTTACATGGTTTTAATATTCTTGACAATACTCTATTCTCACTAGAAATACCTGGTGAATCTAGCCACAAAGTAGAAGCTATTTATAGAGTTCTAGATGCCCTAGGAGGGCTTAAATCTAGGAGCATAAAAATATCAATAAAAAGCTTTACAGAAGTGGAATTTTCAATTAATAAGGTTATACCTCAATCTGAGGTAACCGAAAACGCTAACGCTAACGCTAACGCTAACGCTAACAAAAAGAAAGAGAGCTAAGTTTATGGCTATGAACTTTGACACAATGGCAAATGATATTAATGAGGATCGGTATTCTACGCACAAGAAACCTCGTGGATATTTAGACTCAGAACCTGGCACACATATCTGCAGAATTAATGACTGGGTGTACAAGCCCACAACCAACTCTGGTAAAGAGATGTACATTCTAGAACTGGATATTGTAAGTTCTACTATGTACGCAGAAGGAACTGAGCTAAAACAAAGCTTAGTTGTATCTGGTATTCCAAAACATATTATACAACGCATTGAGAAAAACATACAAGATATTGCCTATCTTACTCTAGACCCTCCTTTAACTGCAGACAAACTCCGAGAAAACATCCGTTCTGAAGAAGGTCACCGTTCTGCAATGGTTGGTAAGCTGCTAAAAATCGTAGCAGAACGCCAAACCAGCCCTAAGACAGGAAGTACATGGACAGAGTACTTTTACTCAACGCCTAAAGAAGGCGAAGTCATTGAGACTAACCCTATGAACCAGCCTATGACGCCTGCTCAAGTTGATGAAAAGCTTGATTCGGTATTTGGTAAAAGTGATGAGGTAGCTACAGAAGAAGTCCCTGACTTCGAACTGTAAATATACTTTACTTTTACTATTTAAAGAAAGGAGGCGGTATGGATACCGCTTTTTTTAGCTCTGCGGCCTTAGATTTTATGCCTTGGAGCCCTAGTAAGCTAGGTGTGTTAGACTCTTGCTCTCAAAAATTTGTATATCAGTATGTAAACAGACCTGCCTTAAAAGAAGATGAAAAAGTAGTAGTAGATAATACTGCTTTGGAACTAGGTTCCGCGGCTCATAAATATGCTGAATTACAGCAGAAAGGAAAAGATAGGCCTACCGCTAAGTTAGAGGCTTTTAAGGTAGTGCCGAAAACCACTAAAAATAAAATTAAAATTAAAAGTATGTCTAGACAGATAGATAACTTTGAAGAGCGTATGAAGGATTTTAAGTCTAAAAACAATATTATTTTAGATGAATCTGAACTACGTCTAGCTGTTCTACCCGACTTTAAGTCTACTGATTTTTGGAATAATAAATCAATACTTAGAGGAGTTTTGGACCGAATTTTAATTATAGAAAAGGGTGGTAAAAAGCACGCAATAGCCATTGACATAAAGACTGGTAGATGTAAAAGTGTAGACCACTACTCTATACAGCTAGAGAGTTATGGAATTTTGCTCCACAGTAAATATGACCTAGCATCAGTACAATCTGCTATCTACTCTACTACCTCAGGTGAACTAACTTGGTACCCAAACAAAATACTTAGGAGTTCTGTTTATGTACAAACTAACCCAGTTATTCAGTATATAAACAAAACAAGTTCTAAGCTCTTACAGGGGTACAAAGCAGAAAAAGGCAGACATTGTAATTGGTGTGAGTTCAGGAATCTCTGTGAGAAAGAGAACAGCAACAATGAAGATGGATCAAATCCATTATAAAGCCCTATGGTCAGATATATCCTTAACACAATGGAAAGAAATACTAAGTCATGCAGGGGCAGGAGGCTCTTGGTCAATAAAGGGTAGATCCTTGCATGGCTGTTCCCTTTTCCTGGGCATATAGATTCAAGACCTTCCTGTTGGATAGTACCCGACAAAGGCTTTGTTAAATGTTTTGGTTGTGAGAGGTATGAATCAAACCCTCTTAAGTTTATATCCACCATATCTAAACTATCTTGGGTTGGGGTAGCAAGACTACTTAGGGCTAAAGGAGTAAAGAGCTTTCCCAAGAGCCTAGAAAAAGACCTCCACACTCTAGAAACACGGCATGTTGTAAAAAACGAGTTTGCATATGCGTGTAATAAAATATTGCAAGAAGCAGCTGAGGATAGAACTTCCCAAGAATATATATTCGCTCAAAAGTGCGTTTCCTATTTAGAGAAACGGGGTATAGCGGCTTCTAAGTTTAAGAATCTGCCTATAGGAGTTTTACCTTCTAGTGCTTTAGTTAATAAAAAAATAAACCTAACTAAAGAGGTGTATGAGTATACTAAGGATGTGCTGACCCCTAAAAATATGGGAGCGTTAGTTTACTTCTACCACAAGACCCCTACAGAGATAAGTAGATTTAAAATACGATCAGACTTCTTAAATCCTAACCCTGGTATTAAAGATGAATTATTCATAAAGGATGACTTAGAATCTGATATAGGGTTTCTAGGCTTAGCTAACTTTGTGGGTAGCCTAGGTAAATCCGCTAAATCAAAAGCATCTGCTATTTTAGTTGAGGGGGAGTTCGATGCTTTGGCCCACTTATCGAATTACTTGGATGGAGTTACCTATGATATAGTTCTAGGTATCGGAGGTGCCGGAGCTACTTCGGCTGACTTATTAAAAAGAAATTGTTCAATAAGCAATATCCTTATTCTAGCTGATCACCCCAATCATGGAGGTAACGGCATTACTAAGGCTATACTAAAGAATACTACACTATCCTGTAAAGTTTTTGATTGGCCAGAAGAGGTAACTGCTAAAGACCCCCATGAAGCCATAGAAAAGCATGGATGGGACTGCTGGTTATCTGTAATTAACCAGCACACTACTTATGGAAGTAATACCTACATTAGAACTCACTTCACAGCCGCCTATAAATGGCTAGTTTCATGCACTCTTGAAGACTTAGCCAAAGTAGATACTCAAGACGTACAGGAAGTAAAGCAGTTAGTAGCTAGTAATGGCTCTTGCTTAAGAGACTCTGATTCTCAGAGATTATTTTGCTTAGAGTTAGTTAACCATGTTCCTTTGGCCTTAGGTACTTTGCTAGAACTGGTAGTGGGTCAAGATGACAGCGAAGAAGGTTTTATATCTAGGGTATCGCAGGCCTTAAGAGACGACTTCTATTTTGTAGGTGTAGAGAGTTCTAATGCGGAAACTATGATACGTGCTTGGCATAGAAAAAAGCGGGAGCCTAGAGAGTGGCGTATTTCTAGGTCTAATGAGTTATTTGGGAAGATGGCTATAGACTTAGGTCCTGTATCTACTTGGTTAAAAAGTAACGTAGGTATACCTAGAATATTGTCTACTAAAAAAGTAGGTAAGACAACCAGACCTCTTTCGTTAATAGAGTTAAACTCCACTTTAAAGAGGTATATGGAGATAGCAATAGATGGGTTAGCTTCTGAACTACCGACACTGACCAGTCTAGAAGAGTTAAAAGCAGGTGCTCATTATATAGAGGTGGATCTAGGAGATGGTCCCGAAGAAGTATGGGCTGTTGTTAATGGCAGCGATGTTTATTTAGGTAGATACCAAGATACTGGAGAGCTTCGTTGGGATTTACTAGATGGACCTCGATTGGGTAATTATGTATTTAATATTGTGAGAGCTAAGTGGAGTACTGAGATAAACTCTGCGCATGATCTAACTGCTGGGAGAGAAGTAGATTTAGAAGAAACTTTCGATTTCTTAGTCAGTGCCATAAACCTAGGGTGGCTTATGGATGGGGGCATAGAAGATTGTGAGTACTTAGCTGCGGCTATGATGCTAAATCCTATTTCAGGCTGCTTACCTAGACAGTTATATACGCTGTTAAATGGTCAGCGAGGTAGTGGTAAATCAAAGTTGCTATCTTTAGTGGCGGGGAAAGACCCTAAATTTAGACTCCTAGAATGTGTAACAGACGTTCAAACTAGTTATACAGTAGCAGGTATTAGAAAAGATGCTAATAGATGTGGTTTAGGGGTAGCCTTAGATGAATTCGAAGATAAAGGAGATGATAGGCATAGTAGGGCTGTAAGAGAATTCTTAGTAGATGTAAGGCAGCTAACTAACTCTAGGCAAAGTATTATTACTAGAGGTAACGTAGATAGTAAAGAAGCTACTGTGTATGTACTAAAATGTCAGGTATGGGCTTGCTCAATAAACTACCTAAGAGACGAAGCTGACATATCCCGATTTATGCAACTACAGACTGTAAGGGTAGAGGATAAGCCTGAACCTCATACTGTACTAGAAGAGGTCTTTGGAGAAAACACTATATGCCATTTCCGAAGAAACTTAAGTGTGGGTATGTATAGCAGAGCTAAGAGCATCTTAGACCACTTATATGCTTTGAGGCTATTCTACAACGATAGTAAGGCTAAAGATGCCTTAGCATTATACGCTGGAGTTGCTGTAGTGCCATCTAGATTTTTAGACGGCGTAATTATATCTGCTGCTTTGATAGCAGAGATAGGTAGAGATCCGCATGACTATATCAGAAGAGTGGTTAAGAAAAAGATTAGTCTTATTAGTCGTATAGTTACCAGTACTCATGCACAGGATCTATTGGATCAAGTGCTATCCTGTAGGGTAGAATATCAGCGCCCAGGTAGTACTGCTAGATCTACTGCTATCAGAACTCTACTAGCGGATAACGTGGATAGATTTAAGTTGCTAGATTTAGATTGTGGGTTGTCCTATGCAGAATACAATGACTCTAGAAGAAAGTCAGGTAAGTCCAAGATATTAATAGTGATGTGGCCTGATGTATTATCTAACTTGCTTAGTAAAACTACTAAGTTTTCTAGAGAAACTGCAGGCCGCCTCAAGCGGATGGGTGATTCCGCAGACAATTCTCTAAAGTACTCTTCAGTAAGAAGAAAAGTACCTCACGTAAAAACACTTTTAAAACCCGGTATTAAAGCTAGCGATGTTACTATATACGATATAAGCGATATCATTGATGCTTGGGACGAAAGGTTAGACTTTTAATGAAACCATTCAAATGTAAAGAATGCCCTAGATTTAGGAATAACTTTGTCACTCCTGTAGGTACTACTCCAGCTAAGATAGCTTTTATTCTGGAGGAACCTCCTTTTTGGGGAGGCGTAGCTATGGCAGGCAATGATGGCAAGATGCTAAAGGCAGTTCTTGCCCGGTGTAGTAACAAAGACTCTATGGGTGTAGTGCCTTCTATAATGAATAAAGCCTTCTATATGTATGCGGTAAGCTGTGGAGATAAAGAGACTAAAGCCTCAGTTAAACTCATAGAGCAATGCAAAGGCAATGTTGGTGCTCAAAACCTACTAAACAGCGGAGCTACAGTAGTAGTGGCCATGGGATCAAAGGCAATGTCTTTTATGGGGATAAAAGGCTTGTATAAACATTCTAGAGGATCTGTTAAAGAAGTAACTTTCTTCGGTAAGCAAATGCAGGTACTTACTACCTTTTCTATGGCTAACTTAATGAAAACTCCTGGGGTTGCAGATATAGTAACTAAGGATATTCTTACTGCATGTAAGTTAGTAGTAGGCAAGAAGCTGGATGATATAGACGTACCTAAACTGCTTAGTAATTATGATATTCCAGACAATATAGAGGGGGCTATTGAGGTAGCTAAGGAATACAGTCAGTACTGTGCAGAGGGTAAGACTGTAGAGAATTCTATGATGGCTCTGGATTTTGAGACCACCACTTTATTTGGCTGGAATGATAAAGGCAGGGTTATAGCTATTTCAGGAGCCGTAGCTCCTGGAAAAGCCTTTTCCCTATATGTAGAGCACAAAGATAGCCCGTATAGTTTTGAAGAGATAATACCTTGGGTTTGGAAGATATTACAATCACCTCACCCAAAGACTTGGTGGAACTATAAATACGATTACGGTATAGCTAAGCACATACTTACTAGGCAAACTAGAGAGGCTATAGCTAAGAACCCTAGTCTTAGGTTTAATATAGAGGAGGAAGTAGGTAGATCCTTAGAAGAGATATTTAACACTCCTGTACAGAATACCCGCTGGGATGGAATGTTAGCGGAGCATATGCTAGATGAGGACAAGAAAGGTCACTATAGCTTAAAAGAAGTTATACTAACGGAATTCCCCTCATTGGCGGGATATGAAAAACCCTTACACGAGCAGCTATCTAGGATTGAGGAAGATATAAGAGCAACTAAATTAAACCTAGCTCTCAACGCTAGCTTAAAAGAGCTGCAACAATCACTCTTAGGAGGTAGTAAAGGCTTGCTTGAAGAGTTAGAGGATTTAGATACTTACCTAAAAATCCTTAAAAATAAAAAGCGTTCCCAAAAAGATAAGTCTAAAAAGCAGGCCATTAGTAATACCTTATCCATGCTTGAGAACAGGAAGAAGTATCTTAAAAAAGTAAAATCCTCGGTAACTAAGTACCTTAATAAAGAGGCTGATCATATCTCCTCTAGTAAAAAAGTAGATCCAGCTAGAGAAGAAGTTACATTTGAAATGGTAGATGTATCTGTAATGATGCCTTATGCGGCTATTGATGCTGATCTAACCTATAGACTATCCATGAAGCAACGGTTGGATGCTTGGAAACAAGACACTACCTCTAAGGCTAAAGCAGAGTGTAGAGAACCTATGATATCCTTAATGGATAAGCATTATATACCCATAACTGAATGCCTTAGTGACATGCAGGTTGAGGGGGTGCGGATAGATACTGGCTATTTGCTAAACCAGTCTAGAGTTCTATTTAAAAAGGAAGTGCAGTCTCATTACAATTTGGTACATAAAATAAGTACTGATCTAGGTAGAGACCCTTCTAGCGTAGTACTAAATAATCCTTCTAGCTTGGCAGATATATTAGTAACGGGGTATGGTCTTCCGAAGCTAAAAGAAACAGCGTCAGGCGCTATAAGCAGTGCTAGTGATGTTATGGAGGAGTGGGGTAAGACACATATTATAGCTAAAGATATACTAGATTTTAGAGGTATAAGCAAAGCCCGTAGTACTTACCTATCTAGTATACTAGAGCTAGGGAGCTTTGATTCTAGGGTTCATGGTAACATAAATGCCAACGGTACGGCTACAGGACGCCTGTCTTCCAGTAATCCCAATCTTCAGAACATACCTCCTGTATTGGCAGGAGTTCCTATTAAAAAAGCTTTTATACCTACAGATACATCGGCTAGAGCTAGACCTTCTGACAAGCTACTTTGTAAAAAATATGGGTGGGAAGTGGATGAGCAGTTATGCGTAGTAGATCTAGACTTTGCAGGCGCAGAGGTTAGAGGTCTTACCGTATATGCTAGAGATCCTGACCTTCTGCATGCCTTAAACACAGGCTTAGATATGCATAGTTGGGTAGCTTCTATGGTATTCCAGGAAGATTATGATGCCATTAACACCTCTAGAAAAAAAGAAAACGCGGAAAAAAATACAGAAGATATAAGGCTAACCACCCTTAGGCAGCAAGCTAAGTCTATAGTTTTCGGTATTATATTCTGTATAGGACCTGGTAAGTTATCAGAGCAGCTAGGTATTACTCCTGGAGAGGCTACAGCCTTAATGAATCTATTCTTCAAGAGATTTCCTCTAGTAGAAAAATACATAACTACTACTAAAAGAGCCGTAGTTAATAAAGGGATACTTCGAACTCCAACAGGTAGGGCACGCAGGTTTCCCTTAGTACATGTAGGAGGCAGCGTAGCAGCTGCTTGCCAGCGTCAAGGAGTAAACTATTTAGTACAAGGGTTTACTAGCGAGATAGTAACTAGAACTTTGATAAATATTCATAAAACTATACACAAGATAAGAGGTAGGCTGCTACTTACTGTACATGATAGTTTAGTGTTTGAAATGCCTGTTATAGAATTACCTAATCTAGAAGTATATTTAGAACGAGAAGTCAGAGACTTTATTAAGAATGAATTTCCTATGGTTCCTGTAGCCTTACCTTACGATGTAGAAGTAGGACCTAGTTACGGAGAAGCTAAGTATAGTATAGAAAGCTATACGCAAAAAATAGGTATTTAATGTTATAAGATAGTGCTGTACCTAGTGTTCTCGTAAAGTAGGCTTTAAAACTAGCAGTTAGCTAATAGTTAGTTAACTAAAAAGCTAGTTGCTGCCAGGTTTCCTGGCTGCGTCGGCGGGCGCTACTTGCTACTATTACAAGTGCTCTAGTACTACAGCGGCCTTGCTACATAGCAATACTAAAGTAGTAGGCTCTATACAAGATCGGTATAAAATAGTTTTGTACCTAATAAATCTTGTTACCGTGCCTTATAAGGGGGCACGGGTGGCCTTCAGGGAAGACTTGCTACTACTTCTGGTAAAAGGTTAAATCATGACTAAGTATCTTACACGCTACCCAGCTAAAAACTGCAGCATGTAAGCAATCGTCAGGTGCATTAGGTGAATGTCTCCAGACTTTCTTGCCAGAAGGCATAGTTTCTTCGTAGAGAGACAAGAAGTCATCAAAAGCTTCTTGCATCTCTGCTGTAGCTAGAAACTGTACCTTGCCCTGCTTTATGTCTAGAAAAAAGCAATCTATTAAAGTAGTCCTGTCTGCTAGATATCTATCTACCCCATTCCATGTTAATGGTTTGGAGTTAGATCCATATTGAAGTTGGTAGACAGGTTTGCCTGCTAGGCGCTTAGTTAACAAAGAGTTAGCTAGCGCACCTTCACCTGCATCCCCTATAACTAAGGTCACGTTCTTCTCTATGAAAGTTCTGGCTATAGTTTCTACAGCATCTACAGGATTCATATCTTTATAGATGTAGTAGTGGTGGCAGATAAACTTGCCTCCAGGATTCCTAGAAAAGACCCAAGAAACAGTTCTACTTACACCTTTAGATCCTCCTCCACTCCAGTCGACACCCCCACAAACAAAACCTGTGGGAGATTGCCAGGGCTTACATGCCCTGAGAAGTTCGTCTTGAGATATTAAGCGAGATCCAACGGAGTCACTAACACCAAGTACTTCGTTTTTGAACTTGCTATCGGAGTAGGTATCTAATTTGTTAAGTATACGTTTCCATCGGGTCTCTTCCTGATTAGCAGGCAGGATAACTTGGGGGACATGAAAAGCTTTTGTATAATAGTTTTCTTTCATGTCTACCCATAAACCATTAACAGGGTTAACGTAAGAGGAGCAGTGTAAGCAAAGTATACCTTTCTTACCTACTCCTTTAACGTCTCTATAGAAGGAATACTTATCACATGAATCACATTTTATACACCATTCACTTTGAGAGCTATTATCCCAAATGTACTGTATGGTGTTTTCTTGTGTCTTAGGTGTTCCCATATAAGAGATGTACCCATACTTCGAGTTGGCGAGACATTCGTTTACTACAGGCACTACAGCTTCGTAGTCTATGTCCTGCACCTCGTCATAAATAACTCTATCGGCAGATACACCCCGTACTCTGTCAGGATCATCGGAAGCATAGTTAAATAATAACTCACTTCCATTACCTAATACTTTTAAAAACACATTATCAGAAGTTACTGCTCCCATTAGCTCTTTTACTGCAGGGCTATGACGCACTAACTTAGATACTCTAGTGTTCGAAAAAGTAGAAGTCTGCTTTAGCGTTGGAGCTATATACAGTGTTTTAAAGTGAGGTATTGCAACGCTTTCACAAACACTGAAAGCAGCTGCACTAACAGACTTACCAACTTGACGGCCGCACATTAGTAAAGTGCTAGGCCACTCGCCTTCGTATAGGGCGTGATAGAAGGGGTAGTCCCCTAAGGAGAAATCTTCTCCATCTAACATAAGGCTAGCCTCTGCTAGCTGTCTTCTATTAATATGAATCATAATAAGGATTTTCAATGTCTAATGAAATAAAAACAGAGCTCTCGGAAGAGCAAGACTATGCAAACAAATTAGGTGCCCAAGTGGTGCCCTTAAATAGATCTAAAGAGGTAATTCTAGGACTATGGTCTGCTGGACTTCTTCCTATCCTACATGGTGGAAGCGGCATTGGCAAGACTGCTCTAGCACCACAATTAGCTAAACACCTAGGGGCAGACTATCAGGTACATGATTGCTCTCTATTACAGCCAGAGGATTATGCGGTAGGCTACCCAGAAGATGGCTTCCTCAAGATGCTTAAGGCGCATTGGGTACAAAAAATCATAGCCAATGACGCTAAAGGTATTCCTACTGTGGTTCTTTTTGACGAGATTACTAGATACACTCCAGGTAGCGCTTCCGCCTTATTTGGTATCTTAGGCTCTCGTAAACTATATGACTGGGAATTTCCCAAGAGTTGCTATATCTATGCAGCCTGTAATCCTCAAACAAAGGGGTTCCAAGTGGGTGACATCTTATCAGACGAGGCTTGGCGGCGTCGTGGTTGTCATCTAGTAGTGAAGGCTGAAGTAAGCTCTTGGCTTAAGTATGCTAAGGCTAACAATTTCCATGAATATGTGATCAACTACGTTGAGTCACATAGAACAGAGCTCATAGATTTTCCAGCTAAAAACGCAGGTAAAATCTATGCTAATCCTGCACAGTGGGAAAAGGTCAGTAGCTTCCTGCTAGCAAACGAAGGTAACCTAGATACTACGGTACTGTCTACGCTTTTAAATGTAGATAGAGCTAAACACTTCATAAAGTTCACTCAGAATGTTGAGTGGCACATAACGGCGGAACAAATTTTACTAGGTAAGTGGTCGGAAAGCCTTAAAACCTTGAATAAAATTAAACAGGAACGAGTAGATCTGTTTAGTTCTATTATAGATAACGTCATTAATTTTATTGAAGAAGAAACACCTGATCCAGACACATGCGCTAATAATATAGCGCAACTAAGCACTATGCTTAGTCCTGAAAATTTAGTCATTCTCTATAACGCCCTAGAAGGGGGTAACTCCTGTAGCTTAGATGCTCCTTATCAAGAAAAATTAATGGGCGAGATAATAAAGCACAAAGATTGGGAAACAAAGATACTACCTGTTGTGGATAAAGCTCTAGGAAGAAATCTTAGTTAAGTAGTAATTCTACTAATAAAAGAACACGGGAGGTTTCTTTTATTTTAGCTTAGACATAAATTTACTTCTAAGGTTATGCATACATTTTAAGTACGCATCTACTTCTTCATGCTTTCTTAATTGTACAGAATTGGCTAATTCATCCTCTAGGGAATTGGGTAAGCTGTACATTCTGTTAAATTGGTTGCTGCAAATAGACATTAAGTTAGTAGGTAACTTAGCTAAGCCACTATTAGCACAGCACCCTGCCATGTATATTTTAGGTTCCTCGGCATACAAGGCATCTAAATTATTAAGGCCTTTGTACTTAGAGTATAAAGACTCTATTTCTTTAACCGTATAAGCTATAGCCGCAGGGCTAAGAGGTTCCCAAAGCTCCGGCACGGCCAGCTTTCCAGTTATAGATTGGGCTACACACATAAAGCCTTGTGCATCCCATAAAAATCCTGGATTTAATAACAAAGCTATGCTGGCTAACAACCTGTCTCTGTTACTAGCTTCAGGTAAGCAATCTAGGTCATCTAATTCTTCTAAAAGAGTGTCTATCTCCCAGACAAAACAGCTACCTCCCGTTAACATGTCTGCAGATATCAGCAAAGGTGTGGCGGGTACAAACCCTTCATTACTTAAGATGTCTTTAGCAGCTTCTGTATTGCTGTATTTGTTAGCTAAGGAATTCATTACTTATCAGTCCCTACAAGTTAAGTTCTTTTACTAAAGATTCTTTCATATCTTTAGGTAAGGTTTCTAGTATACTAGCCAACGCATCAGGTACGATTTCCCCTTCAGAAGTTATTTCCTCAACTATATCAGATCCTAATATATCCCCATACACAGCAGGATCTATTGCCAACAAAGAGGCTAGGGGAACTTGCTTCCCTAGATCTACCATAGGTTGCATAGCTACTTTAGTATTGAATACAGTACTTATAGCATCTGGTAGGCTTTTATTATAGTGCCTAGTCAAACCACCTAATTCATCTAATTGTTCTATAGTATTACTTAATTTAATTAGCTCTTCTCTAGATACAGAGTAATCAAATTTCTTAGTTATTGTAGCTAATTTATCAAAGGCAGATTTAGCTGATGAATTACTAGTACTGGCAGCCCGGGCTTCTAACCATCTAGTCAATGACTCTGGGTCGGATTGCACTAATCCTGCATATTTTAGAGTTTGGGTACTTACGTTCTCCCCTCTTGCATATGCTTCTTTTATTAAAACACTGGCGGCTTTATTTAGAGTAGTGGGTTTTAGTTTTGATTTGTTGTAAAACAACTGCTTCTCCGCCAATTTTATACTAGTACTAGAATCTATAGGAAGTTTTTGTTGTTCCTCTAGTAAGTATTTTTTAGGCTCTACTGTGCTACTAGCAGTTTTAGTTTCTTGGAAAATGCTGCTAGGTACTTCGTACAGAGCTAGAGCTGTGTCTATATTATCCATAATTTCGGGCGCAAGATTTGCTACTTTTATGGCATAAGCCTTTGACAATACTGCATCCTGCTTGGAGGCTAGAGGAAACCTTCTATTAGATTTATCGGCAAAACTATCTAATGGTAGGCTATCTCTGTAACTATCCCCTACAGAAGCAGTTTTTACGTATTCTCGTATATCAGGGTACGTACCTATAATGTTGCGTAGAGTAGAAAACGTAACGTCGTTATTTTGATCAATCATAAGGAGTCCTTTATGGGAAGAAGAAAGCCAATTAAAAGAATACAACATAAACCTAAAGTCTTAAATATAAAAAAAGACTTTAGGCTCTATCTAGCAAACTTAATGTCCACCAGCGAGTATCCTGAATTTAATATGTTCAGCTCTATAGCCTCAGGTTTAATTATAGAGGAAGATCCCTCTATAAATACATTTTGTATCACCGTAAAAAATAGGGTGTACATAATGAAGTATAGCCCCACTATGGTTGAAGAGCTAGATGTATTTGGTGCAGGAATAGTTCTAGCGCATGAGATGGGTCATGGGTTACTAAAACATGTGCCTCGCATGATTAGGTATGAGAACATGTTTAAGGAGGATAAAGATATGCTCCTTAAATTTAGGGCTGTTGTGCATGTAGCTGCGGATTTCAGCTTAAACTCTATGCTTATAGATGTTTGGAGGTTATTTACTCTAGAAGATCTAAAAACCCGTGTAGGTAAACCTGTTGAAGGAGAGGCCGAGTTTAATGGCAAGCCTATGAGTACTTATGCAGGCATCCACCCTAGTGACGCCGGATTACCTGTAGCTATGTCTATGGACTTCTACATAGCGGAGCTAGCTAAGAAAATACAAAACAACAAACAGAGCCCAATTCTATCCAACCCCGGCTCTGAGAAAAGTGAGGATAAAGAATCTAAGAAAGCTCTATCCTCTCCGGGAGATTTTAAATCTACTGTAGAGGCAATTAAGGGCATGTCTCCAGACCAGTTAGAAGAACTGCTGAAAGCTACTGGCACCGGAAAAAAGGGTTTACTAGAAGAGCTAGAAGAGGCGGGTGAATTGGAGGGGTACTCCATAGACGAGTTAACAGCAGACCTAGAAGAAGAAGCTAAAGATTTAATAAAGAAGGCCAGCAAGATCTCTAAATCTAGAGGTATAGGTTCAAATGACTGTCTGACCAAGTGGTGTGAAAAACAGTTACAAGAGCCTACCTTAAACTGGAAGGACCTATTACGCAGATTAGTATCTACGTCTAAGCCCGCAAGAGTTTCTCGTTCTATGCGTAGAGCACGGCTAAGAACAGCTTTAATCCCAGGTGCTATGCCTTTTCCAGGTAGAGTAAAGGTACCTGAGTTCAACATTGTAGCAATACTGGACACTTCAGGTTCAGTAGATGACTACATGATAAAAGAGCTTAACGCTGAACTTTCTTCTATATATTCTCAAGCAGGTACTAGTATCACCTTAGTGCAGTGCGATACTAAGATAAAATCAGTGGAGCCGTACAAAGGGTCTCTAGAGCATGTTCGAGGTAGAGGGGGTACTGATTTTAACCCACCCTTCAGATGGCTTGCTACAGGGGAGGGGCATTCAGCTGTACCTCCAACTAATATAGACTTAGTGCTCTATGCTACCGATGGCGAATGCCCTTTACCTGACATGAAAAACAGAGTTATTCCTGATTCTAAGGTGCTTTGGCTTATATCTTCTGAGGGTAAAGTACCTGATGAAAGATCGTGGTCAGGCAAACGCCCAGATAAGGTCTATGGCACATGTGGTTTTGGTAACTATATACATGTGCAGAAAGGTTAACTTATGAATAGCAACTATGTAGTGGCAACAAATGTCATAAATAGACGTCTAGCTAATAGCGGGGTTTTTATACCCTTTGTGTACAGAGCAGCTATAGGACATGATACCGAGCTAACTGTATTCACCTCTAACAATAGGGAGGTTTTAGAAGAGTTCTTAGCCGATACAACCTCTATATGCCTTATATCAGAGATTGACAGCCTAGCTGCTCTGGTCAACATGCAAAGTGTCTTGGAAGACTATGCTATGTATACCCGCAAAAAGCAAGTGAAAGAAGGAACTTCTTCTTTTG